GCTGTTATGCAAGAGCAAATGATGGAAGAAAATGACCACATCGAAGGACACGATGAAGAAGATGACAAGCCAATGGGCTATCGTTCAAATCCAAACAAAGAAATAAGAACTTTCAATGTTCAAGATTTAGAGCTTAGACAGGATGGAGAAAACAATATTGTTGTTGGTTATGGAAGCGTGTTCAACACTCTCTCAAATGAGCTTGGTGGTTTTAGAGAGATTATTGCTGAAGGTGCTTTTGATGGTCGATTGGAAGATGATGTGCGTTTTCTTATAAATCACGAAGGTATGCCATTAGCTAGAACAACAAACGGAACGCTTCGCCTATCTACTGATGAAAGAGGATTGAAATATGAAGCAAACGTTGCAAATACTTCTATTGGACGTGATTTAGTCGAGTTAATGAGAAACGGAACAATCAATCAAAGTTCTTTTGCATTTGTTGTTGAGGATGACTCTTGGGAAATGCGAGACGGAATGAATATAAGAACTATTAACAAAGTATCACGTTTATACGATGTTAGCGCGGTCACCTACCCAGCTTACGAATCAGCGTCAGCTACTGTAGCTTTGCGTTCAATGGAAGAATGGAAAAAGACAGAAGAAGAAAAGGTTTTGAAAGAAAACCTTGAAAAAGAGAATGAACAGAGGTCGAAGGAGGAAATGGATTTAACTAAACGCTCTCTCGCTGAGTTGCGTTTGTCAATCATAAATAAAAAGTAATTTTAATTTTAACTGAAAAAAAAGATGAAAACATCTAAATTTTACACAGAGGAACGTTCTGTTGCAGTTGAGAAAATGGAAGCAATTGTCGACTCAGCGAAAGTTGAAGGTCGTGAGCTTACTGATTCAGAGACTAAAGAATTTGATTCTCTAAACGAAAAAGCTGACTCTTTGGAGAGTATGGCTAAAAGAGCTGCTTCATTTGAAGCACTACAAGCAAACAAAGCAGCAAAGTCAGAGCCAATTGCTGAAGAAAACACACCTTCAGAAATTCGTAACTATTCATTCCAAGAAGCTTTAGCTCAAGCTGCTTCTGGAAGATTATCTGGCTTAGTAAAAGAAATGGATCAGGAAGCAAGAAATGAATCTCGTTATACTGGACAAGCTTTCAAAGGAATCGGAATCCCTGCAAGCGTGTTAACTCGTGCTGCTGTTGGTACTGCTGCTGGAAACGCAACTGAAGTGATGGCTTGGACAGATCAATTAGAATCAAACTTGGTTTTAGCTTCTGCTGGTGCAAACTTTTATTCAGGTGTAAACAATATGAAGTTCCCAGTTTTCAGCTCAATCAACTCTGGTTTCGTTGCTGAAACGGGCGGGTCTGCTCCTGCGGCAAATGGTACAGCTACTAGCGTAACATTAAGCCCAAAGAAACTAATTTCTATCGTGAATGTTTCTGCTGAAGCTATAACTCAAAACGCTTCTATTGAAGCTGCTTTACAAAGAAATATGGCTCAATCTGTTGCATCTGCTTTAGAGAACGCATTATTAGACACGAGCGATGTTTCGAACGCTCCAGCTTCTATCTTTGCTGATGCTGCTGCTGGCTCAACTGCTGCTGTTACTGCTGCTTCATTGACTGCTCTTGAAACTACTGTTTTAGGTAACGGAGTTCAATTAGAAGGTGCAAGAATGGCATATTTAATGGACTTAGATGCTTATACTGCTGTTAAAAACGCAGTTCAAGTGACTGGTGTGTCTGCTTTATATGATAACAGAGATAAGACTGCAAATGGATATTTTACATTCATTTCAAGCAATGTTGCAGCTTCTGGAGCATCAGGAAAAGAACACGCTCTTTTCGGTGATTTCTCAAAAGTACACATTGCTCAGTTTGGTGGTTTAGATGTAATTTATGACATCTATACAAACGCTGGTACAGGCGAGCCTCGATATGTTTTAACTTCTTTAATTGACGGTGATGCAGTACAAAATGATACTGCTTTCGCTACTTTGATTGAAGCATAATTGATTTTTATAATTGGAAGAGGGTTTCGGCTCTCTTCCATTTTTACCAACAAAAGATATGATTACTAGCTCAGATTTAGGAATTGCAATAACTACGGGTTTTGGAAAGTTGAGACTGTCAACACCTCCATCACTAACCCCTGTATCCGTTGCTGAAGCAAAAGTTCATTTGCGCATTGATAGTTCATTTACAGATGATGATACATATATCGGAACACTTATTGATGTAGCTACTCTAGCTGCTGAAAATTTCACTAATCTAGCTATAATGGAGCAAACTTTTGTTCTAGATATTGATGCTTTTCCAGATTACTTCAATCTCTTAAAAGGTACTCTTAGAACGCTCACTATAAACTCAATCACATACAAGGATGAAAACAATGCTAGTCAAACTCTAGCTGCTTCTAATTATGTGGGAGATGGAAGTATTAAACCAGCTAGGGTGTATTACACTCCAGATGCTTCTATACCAAGTACATTTGAAATTCCAAACGCTGTGAATGTTAATTTTACTCTTGGATTTACAGCAGCCAGTCAAGTCCCAGCCCCAATAAAACAAGCTGTTCTGTTGATGGTTGGAACTTACTACGAAACAAGACAAACGGTGAGTGACAGAACATTTAAAGAGATACCGCAATCGGCTGAATATTTACTTCTGCCTTACAGAGTGCAAGGATAATGGATATAGGCAAACTCGATAGGTTGGTAGTTATAAAACAAGCTACATTTTCACAGGATGCTTTTGGTGAAAAAATAGCAAGCAACTCAACGCTAGCTTCTGTGTATGCAAGATTTGAATTTGAAAAAGGAAAAGTTGGTTTTGAAGCTGACACATTTATTGGAACAGCACCAGCAAAGATGACAATTCGTTATCGTTCAGATATACAAGTTTCTCCAAAGCACTATATTGAATTTAACTCAAAAGATTGGTTTATTCGTTCTGTTGAGGAGATAGGGAGAAAAGAAGGTTTGATTTTAAGAGTAGAAGAAAAAACGACTGACTAATGATAAAAGTTGATGTTGACAAAAAAGAGTTGAAACAGATTCAACGTGATTTGGATAGACTACTACCGTTTGATAGAGGTACAAAAACTATCGTTCGTCAAGCAATGAGAAAAGCAATGAAGCCAGCAGTAAAACAACTAAAAACTTTTTTACAAAGTCATAAGGATAGTGGTGATTTGGTTAAGTCAATAGGAACATTTAACATAAAAACTGCTAAAAGTAAACCGCCAATAGTTGGCGTTGGTCCACGAAAGACATCCACAGGAAAACAAGGTAGTAAACTTCCGACAGGTTATATGTATTATTTAGAATACGGAAAAGAAGGTCAAAGCGGTGAAAGATATTTAGACAAAACAATTCAGTCTGTTGGTATGCAAGTAACTGGCTTAATAATTCCAAGTTTGAGAAGTATTATTGACAGACGATTTAAGAAAAAAGGTTTATAATGGATGTTGGAAAAGCAATAAGTTTTATTTTAAGGAATACTGCTGGAGTTTCTAACTATGTTGGTACTAGAATTTTTCCTCAAAAAATACCTTTTGGAGAAACTATTCCAGCAGTAACATACTTTATAATTGACATTGATCCAAATAATACAAAAAATGCGGCTTCAACTTACGATTATGTGCGTTGTCAAGTGACTGCTTTTGGTACTACATACGCACAAGCGCAAGATTTATCTACTGAAATAAGAGCTGCTTTAGATTATAAAAGCGGAACATTCGAGGGCGTACAAATAGACAAATGTTTTTTTGAAGATCACAACGATATTTACGATGAAAAATTTGGAGATGACGGGATTCATTATGTAGCAATGGATTTCAGATTTAACATTAACAGATAAAATATGAAAGTAAAAATAACTAAAGACTGTGAATTCAGAGGTGTCGAATATAAAAAAGGTGAAGTTTATACAGTCGAAGGAAAAACATACCGAGTTTTGAAATTATGGAAAGTAATATCAAAACCGACAAACAAATCTAAAAGCAAGGAAACTCACGATGTAGCTCCTACTTTGGATAACTAATTATTAACATTTAATAACAAAATTATGGCAATTTTTAACGGGACAGACTTAGTTCTTAAAGTTCAAGCTGTAAACGGAGCTGCTGATGAGTTTAAGCTGATGCACTCAACAAGCTGTTCTTTAACTATGAACGCTGATACAATTGATGTATCAACAAAAGATTCTCAAGGTTTCAGAGAAATAATAGGAGGTCAAAAATCTTTCTCACTTTCTGCGGATGGTCTGATGGATTTTGTTTCTGCTGGTGATTCTACTGATCCAGATGAACTTTTTACTAATATGATGAACAGAACTTCGGTAACTTTTACATTTGCGCTTGATGTTCAAGCTGGTTACAAGTACACAGGAAGCGGATTTATCACTTCTTTGGAAGTTTCGGGAGGTGTTGAGGACGCACCTACTTACTCTGTATCTATTGAAGGAACAGGACAGATAACTCAGACGGCTGTTTAATTTATTTTCGTTGGTGGGGTTGGACTTCGGTCCTCTCCATCGACTTAACTTTTAAAACCAACGAAAAATGTTTGAAGTAGTAATACTTAACGGGAATGACTATCCGATTAGATTCGGAATGAACGCTCTTAGAATTTATTGTAAAAAAACCAATACAAGTTTGCAAGACCTTGATAAGTTAGGTCAAGACATATCTCTTGATCAAGCTTGTCATCTTATTCTTGCTGGATTGCAAGACGGTGCAAGAGTTGCGGGAAAAGACTTTACTTTGACTGTTGCTGATATCGCAGATATTTTAGACGAAGACTTTGGAGCATTGCAAAAGTGTTTTGATGTATTTAGCGAACAATTCAGTGCAAAATTCAAAGATGAGGGAAACGCAAAAGAGGTGAAAAAAACACCTCGAAAGAAAAAATAGATTGGGATGATTTAGAAGCTGTTGCCTATGGATTTGGTTTATTGCCAGAGGAATTTTGGGGATTGACTTTCCACGAGTTTTTTTTGTTGCAGAGAGGGCGCAATGAAATAATGGAAATGCAAGCAAAAATTGAATGGGAACGCACAAGGTGGCTGGCTTGTTTGTTATTGCAACCACATAAAAAGAAAAACTCTAAGTTAAGACCTACAGATTTAGTTATGTTTGACTGGGAGAAAAAAGAAGAAAAAATTGACATTGAAAAACGCAAAAAAGCTGCTGAGTACGCAATTAAAAAATATAAAATAGACAAATAATGGCAGGAAAAAAACTCTCAGTTACATTAACACTTAACGACAGGCAATTTCAAAGCGGATTGAGAAAAGCATCCAAGTCAATGAAAAAATTTGGCTCTGGAATGAAGTCTGCTGGACGCTCTCTTTCAACAAATTTGACACTTCCATTAGTTGCGTTCGGTGCTGCATCAATTGCAGCTTTTGACAAACAAGCTAAAGCCATTGCTCAAGTTGAAGCTGGTCTCCGAAGCACAGGGGCAACAGTTGGATTCACATCAAAACAGCTTCAGCAAATGGCTGCTGGTCTACAAAAAAAGACCTTGTTTGGAGACGAAGTTATTCTCAAAGACGCAACTGCTCAACTTTTAACTTTCACCAATATTACAGGAACACAGTTTGAAAGAACTCAGATGGCTGCTCTTGATTTAGCAACTAGACTTGACGGAGATTTAAAAGGTGCTTCAATTCAATTAGGTAAAGCGTTAAATGATCCAGTAGCTAATTTATCTGCTCTTTCACGTTCTGGTATTCAATTTAGTGAGGAACAAAAGGCAACAATCAAAACTTTAGCGGAAACAAATAGACTAGCTGATGCACAGACTTTAATATTAGACGAACTCGAAAAGCAATATGGTGGCTCTGCTGAAGCTGCGGCTCAAGCTGGTGCGGGTGGTATCATTCAGCTTAAAAATGAGTTAGGCGATTTGATGGAAGAGATCGGAGAAATGTTGATGCCTATTTTGATTGATTTAGGAGAAATATTCAAAGATATTATAGGAGCTTTCAAAAATTTATCTCCAGAGTCACAAAAAACGACTGTTGTTATAGGAATTTTAGCTGGTGCATTAGGACCTTTATTGACTGTATTAGGGAGTATCGTTGGTGTGGTTATGACTTTAGGTATTAAATTTATTGCGATAGCAGCAGCAATAGCCGCGCTTGCTTTAGGAGTGTTATTTGTCAATGATAACTGGGAAGCATTTATAGAAAGATTTTCAGACATTAATTGGTGGCGTAATGCCTTAATCGATATGATTCAATTCCTTGTTGAAAACAGCCCTATCGGTTTATTTATCAAAGGTATCAATGCAGCATTAAAGCTTTTAGGAAGAGATCAAATTCCAAATCCATTTGAAGGTATTGCTGATGCCTTAGATCATCTCAAAGGAGAAACAAAAGAATATGAAACGCAATTTGACGATTTTGGCACTTTTATAGAAAATCAAGGAAAAAAAATAAAAAAGGCACTTGTGGGCGTTGGTGATGCTTTTAATGTTGGCGGGACGTTTGGCGGTGGCGGTGGCGGTGGCGGTAGTTCTCAGCCAACAAAACCAAAACCTCAAGAACAAGGAGAACGAGGAAGAATTTTACAAGAACTATCTGAAATAGGAGATATTGATTTGGATTTGGGTGAAGAAGATGCAGAGCTTGAAGAGGTACTTGAGAAAGAGATGGAATTGATTGAGATGCAAAAGAAACTTGCTGAGTCTGCAAAAGCTACTGGCGAAACCTTTAAATCTGCTTTCAGCTCAATGGCTGCTAGTGCAGACGCTTCTTTTGGTGATATTGCTGCGGCTGCAGGAAATGCGGCAAGGCAAGTTATCAAAACTCAAGTAGCAGAGGCAACCAGTGCATTTGCAGCTAAGATTTTTGCAAGTGTACCGTTTCCTTTCAACCTAGCCCTAGCATCTGCTGCTGGTAGTGTTGTCGGAAGTTTATTCAATAAAATAATCCCACCGTTTGCGGATGGTGGTATGGTGAGCGGAGCAACATTGGCAATGGTTGGTGAAGGACCCGGAACAAGCGCAATCAATCCAGAGGTTATTGCACCGCTTGACAAACTTCAAGGAATGATCGGTAACTCTGGGGGTCAAGTTCAAGTTGTTGGAAAAATAAGCGGCTCAGATATATTACTTGCAAGCGATAGAGCAAGAGGTAACAGAAATAGAACAAGAGGTTTTTAAATGGCACTAAGACGAACAGCAGAATTTCAAAATGACAAAGGGATATTTTACAAGCTAGAAATTTATGATAGTTTGACTGGAAGCCCTTCATCCAATACCTTACAGCTTGGAGCTGACGGATTTGTTTTAGAGTATCAAGCCTCAGACCGCTCAAGATTTAGCGGTATTATTGCTTCTAATTGTTCTTTTGACATAATTCCAAGAGATAGCTCTGAACAAGCTATTATTGATGATATTGCAATTGCTCCTTATGGTAGGTTTCAGGTTAAGATATTAAAGTCTAGTGATGGTACAAATTTCAACAATTACTGGGTTGGAAATATTTTATCTGACGTTAGTTCACGACAAAATTTATCTTTTCGAGCTGGTACTCAACAAACAGTGACAGCAACAGACGGTTTGGCTGAACTCGTTGATGTGTCAACCGATTTTGTTTTCGATGACGGTAGCGGTGGGGTTTCTGCTAGCTCCAAAAGATTTATCAATTTAATTTTACAAATTTTAAGAGATGCTCAAATTTTTAATACATCTCAATATTGGACTACGTCTGAAGATTTTTTGCAAACACAGGTAAATTGGTATACTGGGCAAATGCCAACACCAGCAGCCGACAAAGATCCCCTTTTCTTTTCTGGTATTGTAGCAAATGCAATAAGAATAGAAGAAAATGATGAGTTGGTTTTTATTAATTGTTTTGATGTTTTAGACCGTATAATGAAGTGTTGGGGCGCTCGTCTAATGCTTTCGGACGGTGTTTGGAGAATGATTCAACCTAATGGATATGCAGACACTAACTTTCAAAGAACATACAAAAAAAACAGTTCAACAATATTTACAAGCAGTTCTGTTCAATTAAAAACAAATGCTGGAGTTGTTTTGGGTGGTGGCTCTTTTGACTCACTACACCCTGTACAAAAAACACAAATGTTTTATGATTTTAATTTTGGTCAACAACTTCTACAATTTGATATTCCATTGTGGATGACAAAAGTTGGTCCTAATTTACAAAAAACTGATCCACCAACAACAACCGTTAATGGTGGCAATGCAGCAACGGGAAACCAAACATTTTCTGCTTCGATTGGAATAATAACTACCGAAACGGGTGCAAGTTTAGAATGGAATCTTTTATTTAGACCTCAATTGATTTATCACGATTCAAGCACTGGCGGTTATGATATTGGAAGTGCAACCGCTTTTACTACTTCATTTAATGCCTTTTCAGATAGTAGGACAGCATCAGGAGTTCAATTCAATTCACCTTTGAAATGTATGCTACATTTAAGACTTAAATTAGTTGGAGATAGTGGAACAACTTATTTTTTAAATATTACTGAAGGAGCAAACGGAAGTTCGCACGAATGGACAACGGATTTGACAACTGGAATCGGTATAAGAGAGATTTTCAGTGGAAATAATTTTCAAGATTATTACAATCCCGCAACTGCGAGTTATGGTTTGCAGCCACAATCTGGTACAAGTACAGGCGGCGCAACTTTATCAGCAGTGCCAGAAAGTGGAGAGTTGTTCATTGAGGGTTTTTCACGCTTTCACTGGCTTGATTTGCAAAATGCTTTTAATGCAACAACTGACGAAATAGACACCGCAGATGATTTATTTCCTACATCATCTGGAACAATAATAAGGGGTTTAGCTGTTGGTATGGCAGCGCCTGACGGAACAGACTATTTTTTAAGATATTTGGTGGGTGGGCAATCGACAACACAACAGCTAGTGACAGCAACGCAAGGAACAGATGTTTCAAACGCTATTTTAGAAATAGAGCCAACAAATTTAGGAAGTGGACCAACAGCGCAATCACCTACAAGAATTTTGACTTTTGATGCTTCTGGAAATGGTGATGACGGAACAAATGTGACGTGGCAAGTCTTTCAAGAGACTACTGGTGACGGTGTAACTGGCAGTATAACAAAAATACTTTGTAAAGAGGTGCTAGCTGGCAGAAAAGGTGGGATTGATGTTTACAATGGATCAATACAGACAAACACAGCTACAAATTATGAATTCCATCTAGCATTTGATAATATTAGAAGCACCAAAATTTTTGTTCCAAATGAATTAAGTTATCAAGCAAATGAAGGAATTTGGGACGGACAATGGATTGAAACGGATTTGGATGCAAGCGGTCAATCTTATTCACAAAATAATATAGTTTTGAATACAACTGCAAATCCAACTTTTACAACACAATGGTGATATGAACGCATCGACCTATAATACAACATTAGTAAACTCTGCTCTTGCGGTTGTTACCGCTACGTCAAGCGGTGTGACTGGGCAAACGTCACTGACAGTGAACGCAAGAAACAAAGTTGTTGCTAAAAGTGGTGAGAAAGTTTTTTTGTTTACAAAGTTTTCAAATACTTTATATGAGTTAACGCTGACTGCTGATTTAGGTAAAACTACAAGTTGCAGCTTTAGCTCTATTGATTTTATTGATAAAGTTCCTGTTGGAAGTGTAATTTTGATGCCGCAAGAGGGTTTTTTCGATAAAATTAATAACACGGATTTATATTTTCATCAGTCAGTTTTTACAAATACTGGTACAAACGGAAACGACTATTTTTCTGCTTTTGGGAGTAATCAATTTAGTGTAAATAGTGGCGCACAGTTGGCAGACGGAAACTCAAAACCGAATAGATGGGCTTCTCAATTTGCAATTTTTGTAGCCCCTCACTCTTGTTTGATTAAAAAAATAAAGGGTTGGTCAAGTTCTGATGCTGGAACTGGTGATAATGCTATAATCTCTGTTTGGTACGCTTCGCCAAATGCTGGCACTACTACAAATATAACAATTGAACTTTTGAAGTCTTTTACTTTAGAAAGTCAAGGAAATCAAAACCATCTTTTCGATTTAGAAGACAATCCCGCTGCTGGTTATCCTTTAGCCGAAGGAGATTTTGTTTTTGTTAGCATCAAAAGAACTGGTGTTCTAAGAAGCGGTATAAAATGGTATGCTGACATCGGTTTTTGTGTAGAAATGTTTAAACAACCAATATAATGAAAACACTTTTGAAAGAGTGCAGCGATGTGCTTACATTAAATATAACAACTCTAGCAATTTCATTCACTGATGTTGAAATGCTTTTGAAGATCGTTCTTTTACTTTTGTCTATTATTTATACAGCAGACAAATTAGTAAAAAACCAAAAAAACAAATAAAATGAAAGACCTAATTTGCAAAATAATATATTATTTGACTTTTAAAAAAGTTTGTATCGGTATTTGTAAAAATTGCGAAAAATAATGGAGGAGATTTTACAATTGATAGAACGCTACGGACTGACTCTTATCTTATTGCTTGGGAGTTTATATGCTTTGTATAAGTTTTTCTTTTTTAGCATTAGAGAAGTCAAAGTTGGATTTGAAAAAAGGCACGAAGACTTACGCAAACAAATGAGCGATGTAAAAGAAAAGCTCAATATTATATTAGAGTTTATAAAAAAAAATAGCTAAAATGGCAAAAGGAATAAGCTTCACTTATCGTGAAAAACCAAAAAAGAAAAGAAAAGGCATTCACTCCAAAAATAAAAGCCGAACAAAAGGAGCAAAGCAATACGAAAAAAGATACAACGGTCAGGGCAAATAACATAGTTGTAATTTGGTGCTAATGGAATTGATTGTTTTAAGAATATCAAGTCAAGTTGATTCAACAAACGGACTGCTGTTTCAAAAAACAGATTTAGGATTGAATTTTCTTTGTTATACCTTAGAAGACGAAAGAAGGGCTTTGAAGATCAAAGGAGAGACAAGAGTGCCCGAAGGAATTTATAATATAGATTTTAGAAAAGAGGGGGGGTTTGATTCTAGATATTCAAAGAAATATCCTTCTTTTCATAAAGGTATGCTTCAAGTTATGGATGTTCCGAATTTTGAATATATATTGATCCATCAAGGAAATACAGATGAACACACCGCTGGCTGTCTTTTGGTTGGAGATAGCCAAGAAAATAACATAATAATAAAAGACGGATTCATTGGCAAATCTGCAAACGCTTATAAAAGAATTTATCCTTTAATAGCAAAACAATTAGAACTCGGAAACGAAGTAACAATAGAATACAAAGATTATGCTTAACAACTTACTAGGTGGATTATTCACCACACTATCAAAACAAGCATCTACAATAATAGATGAAACGATTACCACAAAAGAAGAAAAGTGGAAATTAAAAAACGAGTTTCACAAACTACTAATGGAT